CGGGCAACGACTCGTTCAACTACGTCGACCTCGGCATCAACGGCTCCAACTACAACCAGCCGGGATACTCGATCGTCGGCGCCTCGGACGCGTACCTCTACGCTTCTCATGGTAACCTCGCTATCGGTACTGCCTCGACTAAGGACATCGTCTTCCATGCCGGTGGCACGACTACCTCTGACAAGAAGATGTCGATAAACTCAACTGCAGTCGCCATCGACTTCTCGTCAGCCCTTGTGGCGAACGGATCCAAGGGTACTGCTGGACACATCCTTCACTCGAGTGGAACGGGCGTCTACTGGGCAGTAGACGACCAAGGCGTCACGTCCGTCGCTTCCGGTAACGGCATCACAGGCGGCACCATCGTCAATACTGGAACCCTGTACGTAACCCAGGGCACCGGCGTCGTGGTCAACACATCGGGTGTCCACGTCAACGCCGCCTACATCAGCACCATCAGCGCCAACTCCGCGACTTACCTGGGCAACTCTATAAACTCCGGCAACGGCTCAGGAATCTACACTACCGGTCTGGTAAATGCGACCACGGTCAACGCCACTACTATTCAGGTAGGCACGAACTTCGTCGCGACCGCAAGTCAAGTAACAGCCGCCGATCTCTTGGTGACAGGCAACCTGATCGTGAACGGCACCACGGTGACGCTGAACACCGCGACGCTCGACGTTAAGGATCTGAACATCACTCTAGCCAAGGGAACGGCGTCTGCGGCCGCGGCTAGCGGAGCCGGTATCACGGTAGATGGCGCCGCCGCTACTCTGACATACATTAATGCCGGCAACACCTGGCTGTCGAACATCAACTTCTCGGTCGGCAACACCGTCTCTAACGTGTCGGTGAACTCAACGGCGTTCATCGGTAACGTCGTCGGTAATACCTCAGGCGTTCATACTGGCAACGTAGCCGCCACGACGATCTCTGGTAACCTCACCGGTAACGTGGCCGCAGTCACCATAACCGGTAACTTGACTGGTAACGTAATAGCGACTACGGTCAACGCTACAACTATCAATGCTACCGCGAACATTGTAGTGGGCGCCAACGTATTGATCACTACAGCCAACTTGGCCATCGGCAACTCCACTGCCAATGTGTACGTCAACTCTACCGCTTTCGTGGGTAACGTGGTAGCGACGACTGTCTCAGGTAACCTCTCGGGCACTGCCGCCAATGCTACTCTCTTGAACAACAAGAGTGAAAGCAATCTCAATGTTAATAACGCCACTTATGCATACGGCAAGACTGAGGGCAACCTGAACGTCAATAATGCCTTACTTGTTAGAGTAGTCGACAGTAGAGCCGTAGTGACTACTCCTGAAACTGTAACTAATCCAGGATTAAAAGCAGATTTCAAACAAAATTCAACTGAAGGTCTTTCTGATGGAGGTTCATATTTTGGAGAATTGACTTTCAGACCTTATGGAACAAATAGTGATTGGTCGGGTGGACCATCACATCAATTAGGATTCACATCAAATAACAACATTTTCTTTAGAAGCGGCAATAGCACAACCTGGGGAAGCTGGAAAAAGATAGTTGACGCCAATACCAATACCACATTTGCTGGTATGATAACATTTTCTGCTAATGTCGGTATAGGTAATACTTCACCAGCACACAATTTACGTGTAACTGGTACCACATCTCTCGCCGGAGCGGTCTCCGACATCACGACTCTCGCGGCCGGCAATACTACTATTACGGGTTTCGCAAACGTATCCGGTAACTTGACAGTCGGTACTCTCTCAGGAGGCGATCGTCAGATTGAAATCAAGTCTGCGGGTGCTACTAGAGGAATCATTACAACCGATGCCGTTAATGGAATAGTCTCTTTCGGCGCAACAAACGACAGCACTACTGGAATAATTACTTTAAAGACTGGGTCTGCTCTGAGTGAGCGTGTTCGCATTGACGAGTCCGGCAACGTCGGTATCGGTAATACTTCACCGGCGCACAAACTACGTGTAACTGGTACCACATCTCTCGCCGGAGCGGTCTCCGACATCACTACGCTGGCAGCAGGCAATACTACTATCACTGGGTTTGCTAACGTGTTCGGTGGTACTATAGAATTTGACCCAGGTACGGGTACTGACGAGACGAGAGCTTTCAATTTTAACATCGGTGGATTTAACTACGGAAAGATACTAGTGCCGTCTGGCTCGGGCGGGGCTATGGCTCTATGGACAGGCACTGCGGGCGCAGCTGCAGAAAGAATGCGTATCGCAGCCAACGGCAACGTCGGCATCGGCAACACCGCCCCCGCGCATAAGCTCCGCGTAACCGGCACTACCTCTCTCGCCGGCGCTGTCTCTGACATTACTACGCTGGCAGCCGGTAATACCACTATAACCGGCTTTATAAACTCGACTTCCACTGTGACGGCGGTCGACTTCAACTCTACTTCTGACGTCAGGTATAAGAGCGACATCGTAAAGATCGAGGGCGCTCTGGACAAACTCAACTCGCTGAGCGGCTACACCTTCACCATGAATGAGACTGGTGAGAGGTCTACTGGCCTCATCGCCCAAGAAGTCGAGAAGGTACTGCCGGAAGCCGTCAAGGGCGAGGACAAGAAGACGCTCTCCTACGGCAACATGATAGGTCTCTTGGTCGAGGCCATCAAGGAGCAGGGCAGGAAGATCGAAGTGCTAGAATCAGAGCTAAATAAATTAAGAGAACAATAGGAGACATCATGGCCATTACCTACAGTTGGCAAGTGACTAACATGAATACTAAGAACGACGGAGACCTCGAGAACGCGGTCATCAAGGTCTACTGGATGAAGACCGGCGTCGACGAGGACGGAGTTGAGGGATCGTGCATGGGAGAGTCGACCTTCAACATGGCCGAGATCTCACCTGAGGAGTTCGTTCCCTACGAGGACCTCACCGAGGAGATCGTGATCGGCTGGGTACAGTCCACGATCAACGAGGCCTACAGCGAGGGTATCGACGAGCAGATCCAGAACATGATCAACGGGAAGAAGAACCCGGTTATGAGCCCAGGGCTGCCGTGGGTTCCCGCACCCACTCCGTAAGATACAATAAACTCAACGCTAATAGTCTAAGGGACGAAGATGGCGATCAAGATCTCAGGTACTACTGTCATCGATGACACTAGGAACCTCACCAGCATAAACACGACCGCGACCGGTAACGTCACGGTGACCGGCTTCGCGAACGTCTCCACGACACTCGCGGCCGGCAACACCTCGATCACCGGGTTCGTCAACGCGTCCACTAACGTCACTTCTAATACGATCTATGCCACGAACTCGTTCAACGTCGGCACGTCATTTACCGCCAATTCGACCGTAGTCAACGCAGTATCGTACAACGCAGCTACTCGCATCGTAGCTAATTCTACGGTCGTCAACGCCACTCACCTGAATGGTATCGCGGCCTCTAGCTACTACAGGTCTGGATCTACGGACGTAGCCCTGGCAGACGGCGGCACGAACGCTTCTCTGACCGCTTCGGCTGGCGCGATCGCCTTCTCCAATACGACCTCTCTCGCTCTGACGGCGGTCGGCACGTCTGGTCAGTTGTTGACTTCAGCCGGAGCCGGCACTCCTACTTGGGCGTCTACACTGACTCCTAACTTGACTCTCAGCGGCAACACCATATTCTCTGGTTCAAATACCACTGTGAACGCTGAATTCAGAGTTATCAACTCCACGGCCAATGTATTCTTCGTAGCCGCCAATGGCGGCGTCGGTATTGGAACATCTTCGACGTCAACATTTAAACTTAGCGTTAATGGTTCGACAACTTTTTTAGGAAATTCTTATATTGATGGCGCTAATCACACAATTGCTGGCAACTTGAATATTTTGAACAGTCTTGTTAAGTTGAATCTAGGGAGCACTTTGTCGTTTGATAGCGGTACTGGGGCGTGTACAGAAATATATGCATCTAGTAATAATCTCATAATTTCTACACCATTAAATGGTAATGTAGGTATCAATAACTCTTCTCCTGTTCATCGACTCTCAGTCAATGGCACTACTTTTCTCGGAGGAGCCGTCTCTGGCATCACGACTCTGGCTGCCGGCAATACGACCATTACCGGGTTCATGAACGTATCATCTAACCTGATGATTGGATCTGCACCGACATTGGGTCCCTTTGCGCCGACAACTATAGTGTCGGGAACGACTGTCGGACAGAACTACCAGATTTCTCTGTCGCCGGTAGACGGAGCGCTCGGAAGAGAATCGGGTATCAGGTTCGGTGCCACGTTCTCACAAGGATGGGGTGGTACGGACTTCGTATCGAGGTACAGCGGCGCCATCTCGTACGGAGCTGCGGGTGGAGGTGCGACTCCACGTCTGCACGCGATGAAGTTCTACACCGGTGACGCGTCTGACGTTCCCACGGAGCGCATGAGAATTGATAACACCGGCAACGTCGCCATCGGTAACACTTCACCGGCTCATAAGCTTAGAGTGGAGGGTACCACTTCTCTTGCCGGTGCGGTGTCTGACATCACGACTCTGGCTGCCGGCAATACGACCATCACTGGCTTCATCAACGCCACTTCCACTATCAGCACCAGCGCAGGCGCGAACGGCGTACAATTGACCAATGCCACTTCAAACTGGATTGGATGGAATACAAACGGTGTTGGTGCTCCAACGACGACAACAGCCAGTGCCGGCACCAAGTTAATGCTGTATCCATCAGTTTCAGCCTCAAGTGTTGATTATGCAATCGGTGTCGAAGGCAATCACTTGTGGTTCAGTACGTGGAGCTCGGCAACAGGTGGATTCAAGTGGTACGCGAACACTAATAACTTCATGACGGCAAATGTTACTGGCCTATATCATTCTGGTCTAGTCAACGCCGCTTCATATAACATAGGTGCGACCGTAGTAGCCAACGCCTCGCATCTCTACAATCAGCTTGCTACCAGCTACTATAGGTCTGGATCTACGGACGTAGCCCTGGCAGACGGCGGTACCAACTCGTCGCTGACTGCTGCGGCTGGCGCGATCGCTTTCTCGAACGCCACAGGTATAGCCCTCACCGCAGTCGGCACGTCTGGTCAAGTTCTCACCTCGGCAGCCGCCGGTACACCTACGTGGACGTCTCAGAGCTCTCTGAGCGTAGGAAACGCGACTCTCTTGAATAATAAGACGGAGGGTAACCTCAACGTCAACAACGCGACATACGTCGGTTCAAAAGACGGCGATAGAAATCCCAACACAAAGCTACCGACCACTACACCGTACAGCGTCAGATTTGACTTCGTTGGTGCTGCTAACGCAAACACGGGTGGCAACTATGCTGGTGTGATGACGTATGCGCCGTGGGATGGTACTACTGCTTCTACTGGTGACGCATCATATCAGCTAGCATTTGGCTCGACTGCTGCGTCCGGTGCTGGTCTACCACAGCTCAACATCAGAAAGGGCATCGACAGTACCTGGAACACTTGGTACACGCTGCTCCATTCAGGAAATTACAATAACTACTCTCCGACACTGACCGGTACGGGTGCTTCAGGCACTTGGGGTATCACCATCACAGGAAATGTTCAGGGATTTGCCAACAACGTACAGGGTGGTGGACCCAATAGAATTCCGTACAATACGGCGACTAGCACTACTGCCTTCCTACCAGCGGGAGCTGCAGGAGAAGTGCTCGTTTCCGGTGGAACCGGTGCGGCACCCTCTTGGACATCGGCGGTAAATGCCGCCCCGTTCCGCATGACCAACGCTACGGCGAACGTATTCTTTGCGGCAGCCAACGGTAACATCGGAATCAACGACATCACTCCTGCATACAAGCTGACAGTCGCCGGTACTATCTCTTATACCAGCAGACCGGGTACAGGAGCCGGCGTCACCCTCGTGGTCAACACCGCGACCGGTGTCATCAGAGAGACGACGTCTTCTATCAGGTTCAAGCACGACGTCAAGGAGTATACCAAGGGACTCAATGAAGTCAAGCAGCTCGAGCCGGTAACGTTCAAGTACACGAACGACGACTCAGCTCCAGTGGATAGACTCGGCTTCATAGCGGAGAGCGTGGACGAGATCGGGCTGAGCGAAGTGGTTCTCTATGACACCGACAACCTACCGTACAGCTTAGAGTACGGCTCCATGGTCGCTCTCTTGACGAACGCCATCAAAGAGCAGCAGGCCATGATCGAGAGCTTGACGGCTAGGGTAGCGGCCCTGGAGAGCGGTTCATAGCTTCATAGAACCATAAATAGACCAGAACAATAACGAGAACCATAGGGGACAGGGAACCATGGCAGACAAAGACTTCGTCGTAAAGAATGGCCTCGTAGTGAACTCCACCGCGCTGGTGGTGAACGGCTCGAACGTGGGCATCAATACGGCAACTCCGGACTCGGCCTTCACCGTGGCCGCCGCTGCCAACCTCCAGGGCAACGTCTCCTTCACCGGTAACGACGTAAACGTATCTGCCAACGCCACTTTCTTCGGCAACGTCCACACCAAGAACAGCGTCTACATCGACGAGAAGCTGTACGTGGGCAATACCGCAACGATGGTCCAGGATCTTCCGACCATCATCCAGGCCGTGGACAACTTCAACGGCTTCGTGATGATCAGCTCGCAGAACCTGTCCAAGGAAGACGACGCCTGCGCCGACCTCATCATCTACGCTGACGACGCCACCGCCCTCAGCAACTTCAATGACCTGGGTATCAACAACTCCAGGTTCGACGGTCGCATCCACAGGATCATCGTCAACTCCACGGCCGGCAGCTGGTCTCTTGGAGAGACCGTGTTCCAGAGGAACGGCGCCGGCGCCAACATCGCGGTCGGTCAGATCCGCGACATCACCACCATCAACGCCACGGCGGTATCCCTCAAGATCCGCGTCAGCGAGGACGACGGTATTCCAACCTACGTCGGAATGGCCGACTTCGCCAACACCACCGGCTCCAACCTGGCTCTCAGGGCCGTAACCTCCGGTTCCAACGCGTCCGTTCTTCACGCGGTTCCGTTCGGATCTCCCGCGGCCAATACCCTGTCTCGCAGGAACTACGCCTTCACCGCCGGGCGTCGCGGTGACGGATACCTCTATAACGCCAACTCTGCGCTGACCATCGGCACGACCGGCGGCGGAATCAGGTCTCAGTCTCTATCCGTGAGCACCGCGTTCAGCTCGGGCGCCAACGTCCTGACGCTGAGTTCCGGCAATACCTCTTCGATCAAACCGGACATGAACGTCACCGGTACTGGTATCGATACGGGTACTTACATCACTTCGGTGGTCAACTCGACTGCCTTCAGGCTCTCCAGGAACACGACCGGGACCGGCTCGGGTGCCGTGACCCTCAGGGACGAGTTCTACGACCTTTCCGAGGCCAACAACCCGATCATCTTCCACGTCGGCGGCATGATGGCCAAGGACGAAGTCGCAAGGATCAGTGGAACCGGTAACTTCACGATCGGTCCGAATACCACTTCCAGGTCCGCGAAGCTGACGGTCAACGGCACCGCCAACCTCGTGGGTCAGGTCAACGTCGGCGCCAACCTCAACGTGACCGGAAGCATAAACGCCACGGCCAACGTAAACGCCCCGCGCGGTGTATTCACTGGAAACGTCGTCGTGGGCGACGCTCTCATCAATACGTCTACTTTCACAGTGGGTAATGCGACGGTCAACGCCAACTTCGTGGAGATCGACGGAAACAGCACGATCTCGACCGCGATACTGAGGTCGTCCAATCTAACTATCGGCAACAACACGGTAACGGACTCCGGCCTGATCAGGGTCCAGAACTCGGCCAGCTCCGCCAACCTGACCTCGAACGGCCTGAACGCCGGTATCTCCACGGTCGGTCAGAGCACCATAGCCGTGGGCGCAAACGTCGTGGTCAACGCCTCGACCGTATCGGTCGGCAACACGCTCGTCAACGTGGTCATGTCGCAGAACACCACGACCGCTCTCAGCGTGACGGGCAACGCGTCGATCTCCGCCAACCTAACCACGGCCAACCTGATCATCACCAGCGCGGTCAGGGGCCAGGCCAACTTTGCTGGAAACGTCGCGGTCACCGGTAACGTGAACGTGACCGGCAACGTATACGCGCCTCACGGCGTATTCACCACGACGGTCAACGTCGGTCAAGTGCTGCTGACGACTACTGAAATTGATGTCGGATCGAATGTCTCCGCCAACTTCACTTCGTTCTCGGTGGCTGGAAACTCCACCGTGTCTACGTCGGTCCTGCAGTCAGGTAACCTCAACATCGGCAACAGCAGCGTCACGGACTCAGCTCTCGTCAGAGTACAGAACTCGACGTCTACCGCGAACATGACCCCTGGACTGTTCAGCGCCGGAATCTCTTCTGTCAATACGACAGCCGTCGCAGTCGGTGCGAACGTCGTGGTCAACGCCTCGACGGTGTCGGTCGGTAACAGTACGGTGAATGTGGTAGTGTCACAGAACACGACCGCCGCGCTGCAGGTAACGGGCAACGCCACGGTGTCGGCAAACCTCACGACCGCAAACCTCATCGTCACGAGCGCAATTCGTGGACAGGCAAACTTCGCCGGTAACGTCGCGGTAACTGGTAACAACGTCGTTACCGGTAACGTATATGCACCTCACGGCGTATTCACGACGTCTGTAAATGTCGGATCAGTCTCTCTCAGCACAACGCAGGCGTCGGTCGGCGGAAACGTCGCCCTGGACCTCACCGGTCTGAAGATCAGCGGAAATACGCTGATTCCGTCCATGAACATCTCAGGTGGAAATATAACGTCTGGTAACAGCACGATCGCGAATACTCCGACCGTCAGGGTGGTGAATGCCACTGCCAGCGCCAACCTCACGCCTACCGGCCTAGAGTCCGGAAGTATCGTGGTAAACGCAGCCGGTCAAACGATCAATGTCGGCGCCAACGTCTGGATCAACTCCACAGTCCTGGCGATGGGTAACGCCACGGCTAACGTGGTGATCGAGCCGGGTGCAGCCCAGTGGGTACTCAGCGTCAAGGGCGACGCGCGAGTAAACGGCAGCCTGCTCGTCAAGGGCGACGCCATCGTCAACGGTTCGCTGACATTTTCTAATACAGTCGCGGTAAACGGCGACTTCATTCCGGTACTCAACGACTCGTTCGATCTCGGTAATACCGATAGACAGTGGGGTGCTGCGTACGTAGTCGAGATCAACGTGCCAGATGGTGGCAGGACAACGGTCGGCAACTCGACTGTTAACTCAGTGGTCTTCCATCACTCTGTCCGAGTATCTAACAGCTCTAATCGTTTTGCGAACGTCGGACTTGACGCGATCTCGATCGGCAACACCACGTCAAATGGTCAGCTGTCTCAGGGAGATCTCAGAATTGGCGTCAGCACGGCAAACGCTGTGCTCAATGCATCAGCGCTGGTCATCGGCAACTCCTCGGTAAACTCGACTGTGAACAGCAGCTCGTTCACCGGTAACGTTACGGCGACCACGGTCAACACGACCTCGCTGTTCGCGACCGGCACGGCGAATGTCCTGACTGTCAACGCTACGACTGTAAATGCGACCAATCTCTGGGTCACTACCGCAAACGCGCAGCTGGTGAACTCGACCACGGTCAACTCGACGTCTGTCAACGCGGCCACCATGAACGCTCAGAACTTCTTCGCAGTCACGAACGTCGTGGTTGGAAGTGCCGGCGGAAATGTGTTCGCCAACTCTACGGCCTTTGTCGGTAACGTCGTGGCTACGAGAGTCAACGCTTCAGCCAATGTCAACACCAACACCGTCTGGTCGACAAACGCGTACGCTACGTTCGCCAACATCGCCACCGTAAATTCCACGACGGTCAATGCCACGACTGTCAACGCGGCTACCTTCCAAGTCGGAGCTGCGTTCGTCGCTAACACCACTGACGTCGTGACGGCCAACTTGACGGTTCAGGGTAACCTGGTCGTCACCGGTACTACCACGTCGCTTAACACCGCCACGCTGGACGTCAAGGACCTCAACATCACCGTCGCCAAGGGAGTACCGACCGCGGCGTCTGCTGAGGGTGCCGGTCTGACCGTGGACACGGCGGGTGTGACGTGGACCTACGCCTTCGCATCTAACGGATGGCTCTCTAACGCCAACGTCAGCATCGGTAACTCCACCGTTAACGTGGCTGCCAATTCGAGTACTTTCATCGGTAACGTGGTCGCTACTAGAATCACCGGTAACCTCATAGGTAACGTCGCGGCCACGACTATATCTGGTAACCTTACCGGTAACGTGATAGCCACTAATATCTCCGGCAACCTTACCGGTAACGTGGTAGCCACCAATATCTCCGGTAACCTGACAGGCAACGTAGCAGCGATTACTATCTCCGGTAACCTGACGGGTAATGTCGTCGCTACAACGATCTCCGGTAACCTTACCGGTAACGTGTCATCTACCGTGATGTCCGCTTCTGCGAACGTGACGGTCGGGGCAAACGTACTGATCAACAGCAGCGCGCTGTTCATCGGCAACGCGTCCGTAAACTCCACGGTGAACTCCACGTTTTTCACTGGAACCGCCAACAACTCAAATAACTTCAACGGTCAACCGGCTTCTTTCTACACGAACGCGACTAATATCACGACCGGTACGCTGCCCTATGCACAGATCCCGCCCAACGTGATCAACACGACTGCGGCTTTCACGCGCACCGGCATCACGACGTTCAATGCCAACGTCGTGCTCGGATCTTCGGGACTGTCGGCAAACGGCGGATTCGGTACGCTCGCACAGGTACTTCACTCTAACGGTTCCGCGACCTACTGGGCTGCGGACAACGAGGGCGTCACACAGGTCATTGCCGGAAGCGGCCTGAGCGGCGGCACTATCACGGAGACCGGAACGATCGCAGTCGTCGCCGGTAACACCCAGCTGATCTCCAACTCGTCTGGCGTCTGGGCCAACCAAGCCAACTTCAACCACGACGCGCTGTCAAACTACGATGCGAACAAGCACGTCGATCATACGGCCGTAACGATGACGGCAGGTAATGGTCTGACTGGTGGCGGTACGATAGCGGCTTCTAGGTCGTTCGCGGTAGTTGCCGGAAATACCCAACTCATATCCAACTCGACGGGTGTCTGGGCCAATCAGGCTGCCTTTGATCACGACGCGCTGGCAAATTTTGTAACTAATGAACACGTCGATCACTCCACCGTTTCGATGACGGCCGGTAATGGTCTGACTGGTGGCGGTACTATCGCAGCTTCGAGATCGTTCGCGGTAGTTGCCGGCAACACGCAGTTGATCTCCAACTCGACGGGCGTCTGGGCCAATCAGGCTGCTTTCAATCACGACGCGCTCTCTGGATTTGTGGCCGACGAGCATGTTGCCCACACCGGCGTATCCATCATCGCTGGTACTGGTCTATCCGGTGGTGGTACGATCGCTGCATCTAGGACGCTGTCCGTCAATCCTTCGGCAGTAGATCACGATGCTCTATTGAACTTCGTAACGAACGAGCATGTCGATCACTCCACAGTTTCAATGACTGCAGGAAACGGCCTGACTGGTGGCGGTACGATAGCGGCTTCTAGGTCGTTCGCCGTCGTCGCAGGAAATACCCAGCTCATATCTAACGCAACTGGTATATGGGCCAACCAGGCTGCCTTCAACCACGACGCGCTCTCTGGGTTTGTCGCAGATGAACACGTCGCTCACTCGACTGTCAGTATTACAGCTGGAAACGGTCTGACTGGTGGCGGTACTATTGCCGCTTCGAGGACCGTGTCGGTCTTGGCGAATACAGGCCTGGTGGCGAACGCCACTGGTCTTCACGTGAACGCGACTTATATTAGCTCTCTCAGTCCGAGTGCCACTACCACTACTATCAACACGGTCGGATCGGGTAACTACACGATACCTTCCACGGGTACGATCGCCAGGATCAGACTGTGGGGTGGCGGTGGATCTGGAGGAAGAGGTGGTGGTACGGGCAACAGAGCCGGCGGCGGAGGTGGTGGCGGATTTTTAGAAATGATAATGCCACTATCGGAACTCGGTGCAGCCGGAGCCCAAGTAGCGTATAGTGTAGGTGCTGGAGGTGCCGCTGTTTCAGCAGCTGGACCAGGCAATCCTGGCGAACAAACCAATTTTGGTAATTTCACTGCGTACGGCGGCGCCGCCGGCAATGGTAACTTATCTACACCCGCGGGAGGAAAAGGCGGCGGTTTCGGAGGAGGAACAGTCGGAGGAGGAGAAAGTGGAACTGATGCATATAATGATTTTGCCGGTGGTGGCGGCGGTGGCGCATCGAGTTCGGGAGCTTTCGCTGGCGGCGGCGCAAATTGGGGAGGTGGAGGCGGCGGAGGCGGCTCTAACTCTGGTCAAACAAGCGCCGATGGCGGAATCAGTGATAATGGTGGAAACGGCGGTACTGGCGGCGCCGCCGCTTCGGTAACTAACGGCTCAATCCCTGGTGGCGGCGGTGGTGGCAACTATCAAAGCTCAGGAAGCTCCGGTGCCGGTGCCAGGGGTAGAATCCAGATCACGGTATGGTAAAAATGATAACGAAAGAGACTCTCAAGAAGATAGCTCCCAACGCCAACGACGAGATCATCTCTCATCTGGCAGAGCACCTCGACGACCAGCTCGCGAAGTACAACATCGACAACCACCTGAGGATCTGTCACTTCCTGGCGCAGACCGCCCACGAGTCGGCCGGGTTCAGGACTCTCGAGGAGTACGCCTCCGGCGCGGCCTACGAGGGGAGGAAAGACCTCGGTAATGTCGAACCCGGTGACGGCAGGCGCTACAAGGGTCGTGGTATGATCCAGCTGACCGGAAGGGCCAACTACAGGGTATTCGGGCAGAGGATCGGGTACAACCTCGAGCACAAACCAGAGCTCGCCAAGGAGCCCATGATCTCGATCAAGACCGCGTGCGAGTACTGGAACAGCCGTAACCTGTCGACCTACGCCGACCTCGACGACATCATGACCATAACCAAGAGGATCAACGGCGGATTCAATGGACTGGAAGACCGTAAGAGGTATTTGTCGAAGGCTAAAGCCATTATACCACGCGACATAAAGTTGTCAATCGATAAAGTAGTAGAAATACCGGTAGATCCATTCGCTAACGTGATAATCGACACCGCCAACATGCCGCCGCTTCCGGTGAATCCCCTGATTCCTCCAATCGTCGTGGCGAAGAGGGGAGACGTCTCGGAGTACGTGGAGGACCTCCAGGCCATGCTGTTCAGGAAGGGTTACAAGATCCTCACCGACGGTAACTTCGGGCCCGTGACAGAATCCGCGGTCAGGGACTTCCAGAAGAAGGTGGGAATCCCCGTGACCGGAGTAATCGACACCGACACGCTCAACAGGATGATGGTGTGAAAGAAGAGCCCTGGATAAAGCAGTACTGGAGGCCGGCGATCGCCTGGCAGTACTTCGCCGTGTGTATATTCGACTTCATCGTGTTCCCGCTGTGCGATTTCGCCATCAACTACTACACGAAGTCGGACATCATCTGGGATCCCATCACCCTGAAGGACGGTGGGTTCTATCACCTCGCGATGGCCGCCATCATCGGCGTATCTGCCTGGACGAGGGGTAAAGAGAAGGTAGAGAGGCTCGTACTAGAGTCCAACGCCGCGTCGACCACAGAACAGGAAAAGGCATCATGATAGCAGCACTACTGTCGCCTCTATTTGGTATCTTGGGCAGCCTACTGCCCTCCATCGTGAGAATGTTTGAGCGCAAGCAGGAGATAAAGTATGAACTCGATCTGGCAAAACTCAAGATCGACGCCGCCGAGCGTCAGGCCGACCTACAGTTCAATGTTGAGGTTGTCAAGGCTTCTGCTGTCGAGAGACAATCTCTTCTTGATCATGATAAGTCTATTGATGGTGGAGTCTATCTCAACGCACTACGCGCTTCTATTCGGCCGGTAATCACCTACGTATTCTTCTTCCTGTTCTGCGCAGTCAAGATCGCCGCTGCCTGGACTATGATAGCCAACGGGCAGTCGGTACCGGAGATGCTAAAGGCGGTCTGGGATGTGGAGACCATGTCCCTGTTCTCCACCATCATCGCCTTCTGGTTCGGATCTCGCATGATGGAGAAGCAGGAGCGCATGCTGCCGCCGCAGACCCAGCTCAACGTCAGCGTCGCCAACAGCTCAACAGCAAAGAAGCCGGCCGCAAAGAAGAAGTGAATTCTTCCCTATAAATAGGAGAAGAACGGAGAACGCCGATGTCATCGCCAACTACCAGAGAAGAATTCAAAGAGTACTGCCTGCGCAAGCTGGGCAAGCCCGTCATCGAGATCAACGTAGACGATGACCAGGTCGAGGACCGCATCGACGAGGCGCTGAAGTACTACTGGGACTACCACTTCGACGGCACCGAGAGGCTGTACTACAAGTACATGATCCAGGACTCCGACAGGCGCGACGCCGTGAAGGAGATCACGATCGCCAACTCCGGTATCGGCTACTCGAACTCAGACACCGTGGTCATCACCAAGGACCCGAGCTGCCCGACCGGAGCCGGGGCCACCGCGACTCTCACTACCGATTCTTCTGGCTCCATAGTCAGCGTCACGATGACGAACAACGGGACCGGTTACACCCTCGACCCGTCGGTCTCCATCACCACGTCGACCGGGTCCGGAGCTGACCTCCGCGGCTACAAGGGCGGCTACATCAAGGTTCCGGAGAACATCATCGGCATCACCGGCATCTTCCCGATAGGCGACCCGTCGCTCTCAGTCAACGACATCTTCAACATCAGGTACCAGATCGCCCTGAACGACCTGTACACGCTGACCAGCGTCCAGCTGACCCCGTACTACATGGCCATGGAGCACCTTGCCCTGATCCAGCAGCTTCTCGTGGGACAGCAGCCGATCAGGTTCAACCGTCATACCGACAAGCTCTACATCGACACGGACTGGGGTAAGCTGCCAACCGGCAGGTTCATCCTGTTCGAGTGCTACCGCGTCATCGACCCGAACGAGTACCGTGACGCTTGGGGTGACAGGTTCCTCTCAAGGTACTGCACCGCCCTCATCAAGAAGCAGTGGGGTAACAACCTCAAGAAGTTCTCCGGAATGCAGCTTCCAGGCGGCATCACCTTCAACGGCCAGCAGATATACGAAGAGGCCGCCGAGGAGCTCTCTAAGCTAGAAGCCGAGATGATCAACAGCTACTCACTCCCCGTACTCGACATGTACGGCTAAGGAGCCACGATGGGTACCGGTACCAACTTTTACTTCAATAACTTCCAGGCGAGCAACGAGCAGGGCATAATCGAAGACCTGATCATCGAGTCGATCAAGATCTACGGTCAGGACATGTACTACCTGCCACGTCGCTTCAGTAACTTAGACCCGGTATTCACCGAGGACGCTTCGTCGTTCTACGACCGTGCCTACCCGATCGAGCTGTACATCAAGAGCGTGGACGGGTTCGCCGGTGACGGCGACTTCCTGTCCAAGTTCGGCCTCGAGATCCGCGACCGCGTCACGTTCACGATGGCCCGCCGCATATTCTCGGACGAGGTCGGATCCAACGAGGGAACCACGAGACCTCTGGAAGGTGACGTCATATACTTCCCGCTCAACAAGAAGCTCTTCCAGATCATGTTCGTGGAGCACGAGGCGATCTTCTACCAGCTCGGTTCACTCCAGACGTTCGACGTCACGTGTGAGCTGTTCGAGTACAGCAACGAGACCTTCTCGACCGGCATCCCGGAAGTGGACATCCTCACCAAGAAGTACGAGACGGACTTCACCGAAGCCGGACTGTTCACCGAGTCCGGAAACTTCCAGCTGGTCGACGAAGAGGAGGGTCTACCGATCCTGTTCGAGGAGTACGCCCAGAAGAGCGACCTGCTCGACGACGGCGACATGTTCCAGCAGCAGGGCAACACGTTCCTGGACTTCACTGAGATCGACCCGTTTGCCGAGGGGAGGCGCTGGTAATGTTCGGACAGACCTGGTATCACGGCTCTATAAGGCGCTACATCATCCTGTTCGGCACGATGTTCAACGACATCTACATCCGCAGGTACGACTCTGCGGGTAACTTGGTGAAGCTCATCAAGGTGCCGATCACGTACGGTCCCAAGGACAGGGCCATCGTTCGTATCCAAGAGGACCCCAACCTGAACAAGCCGTTTGCACTCGGGGTGCCGTACATGAGCTTCGAGCTCAACTCCGTGCAGTACGACGCGTCGCGCAAGCTGAACACCATCAACCAGATAGTGAACACCGACGCCAACAAGAACTTGGCCAGGTACAACTACAACCCGGTGCCGTACAACCTCAACTTCACTCTGAGCTGCGCGGTCAAGAACGCCGAGGACGGCGCCAAGATCATGGAGCAGATCCTACCGTTCTTCACGCCGGACTGGACCGCCACGATCAGGATCATCGACGACCCCGAGATCGTCATCGACGTGCCGACACTCCTCAACGACGTCCAGGTCACGGACACGTGGGAGGGTAACTTCATGGAGCGCAGGGCCCTCGTGTGGACCCTGAAGTTCACGATGAAGGGTAACCTCTACGGACC